GGCAGTGGGGTCTGGTCGGTAAAATCGGGAAGTGCCATGCTGGTGGCAGACGTGGAACCAACACGAAGAAGAACATCGCCGCTGTTGCTTCCCGAAGCAGTCGTAATTTCCCAGGCGATCACGAAGAACAGGTACTCGCCGTTCAGCGTGAAAGAAACACCGGGAGTCCAGAAAACCTGCGAGAAGAGAAATGATGCCGTCGTGACGGTGACAGTTGCTCCGACCAGAGTGCTCGAAGTCAACTCGGTGGCACTCGACCCGTCTGCGTTAGCACTCTTGTAAATTCGCAACCGCACACGACCAGCCTGGGCACTAGCAGTACCAGCAATGACGCCAAGGTTGAAAGTCCAGCTTGAATTTGAAATTACGCCCCAAAGCTTGTTGGGCGTCTTGAAGGCATTGGCAGTCGAGCCGGTCAGCAGACCCGTCGGCTTCGGCGTCGTGCTGTTTGATGAAAACGTGCCCGAAACCTGCTTGACTCCAATATCCAACTGCGACGAAAGGCCCGATGCGTTCTTGGCAACCGTCCAGCCGTCGGTACGAGACGCAGCCGTCTGAGCAACGCCGTCAACCATCGCGCCGAAGTTGCCGTCGTTACCCGTTGTTGCATAAAAAGTCTTAACTGCCATCGCTCACCTTTTGAAATTTGTACGAGCAGGATGGCTTGTCTGAAATCTGGCCTGGATGTGTCGGCCACACGTTACAGCCGTTCAGATAGTACGGATCCAGCCGGTCGGTACAGAGGTAGTGACCATCCTGAAATCCGAGCAACGGACAGGGAACGTTCGGCTCTCCCGTGAACGGGTTGCCGGTCATGCAGCACTCACCACACCGACAGCACTCTCCAGTGCGTATGAAAATGCCGTCGCTGTGGGAGTACGTTACTGCGGTTGAGTCCTGAGTCAAAGAACGTCGATGCCCCAGAGGAAGATCACCCAGAGCGCGATTGCGATTGCGGCCAGGCAGATCTCCGAGAATGAGAATTTTCCGCCCACTGGTTTCACCTCCTGCGTCATGAAGGATCGAGGGTGAAGGTATAGGTAATCTGGTCTGAAATTGCCAGGGCAACGCCCGTGTGGTCGCCCTTGATCACGCAGGTACCCGCCGTCGAAGCCGTGAAGCAGGCGGCGTTTGTAATTGTCTGGGCACTTGCCGACGTGAGCGTGCCCACGTTCTGCCACTTCGCCGTCGATCCGGTGCCCTGCTTCGTGACCGTGCCGGAGACTCTGGACTCAGCGGCAGGAGTGAAAAGATCCGTGTCGGCCTTGGCAGCCGTGCCAGCGCCTGTGCCCCAGCCGATGAAACTCGGGTTGGTCTGCACCGTCTCCGTCAGCTTGTCAACGATGTATTCCTCGCCTGCGTTGGTGAGCACGGTTGCCATTACTCGTTCGACCTCCCCTCGGCCTGCGGATCAACGTCGAGCCGCTTGATCGTCGGTGCCTCGTCCAGTTGATATTCCTGATCGGCCGCCTTGCTGGTCACCCAGTCGGCCAGGTGGTCGTAGTTGTGGAAGAACCCGCCGGTGGGAGCACCCAATTTCATGCCCACGTAGAACCGCTCTCGGCCACCGGCCAGATCGGGGTCGGTCACATCGACGCCCAGAGCGACGATATTTCCCTCGTCGTCCGTCTCGGCTCCGACCAGTGCGGCATCGACCGTCTCGATCACGGAGCGGGTCGGTGAGATGTTCACCCGCAGATGCGGCATCAGCAGATTGATCTCCTCGCCGCAACCGAGGCATTGCTCCGTCGTTTTCAGATCGGAGATATTCTCGACAGCACTCTCGTTCGCCATCAGTCCTCCTTCCTTACCTCTTTTGTTGCGAACGTTCCCAGATACTCGTTCGCATACAGGAATGGTTTTTCATGAATTTCACATAACGGAGGTGCATCGGGACTGGGATCCGGCACCTTGCAGCCGCACTCGTAGGTTCCCTGGAAGCGATGCACGACAACCCTCATCATGGGCTTGGCGGGCATCTTGACCACCTGACCCCCAGGATTCACCGTCCTGGAGGCCGTGAGAGCCGCTCTGAGCCTCCGGAAGAGCTTGGGGAGGGGTGGTTCCACCCTTCACGCTCCCAGAGGCTTAGAACGGCTTACAGCGGCGCGGAGCATCACGAGGTCGGGAGGGTTACCTCTTCGACGCTGTTCGCGAGATCCAGGTAGAGGCCGCGCCTGGCACGGGCTACCTGCTGTCCCTCGATCAGCCGTGAAATATCCGCCGGGCCGATATCGATCCGGAGATCGTGGTGGACAAGCTCCTTCATCCGCGTCCGAGGCGAGATGAAATAGCACTTGCCCGCCGTGACGCCCGGGTACACGAAGTTCTTGAGGCCGTTCGTGACCGTTGCGCCGTTGTAGTAGATGATGCCCTCGACGGGCACCCTGCGAAGCGGATTTCCGTTCGCATCGATCACCGGGGTGAGCAGAGCGTCCTCGATCACGAAGCGATCCGCCTCGTTGGCCAGGATCCAGGACGGAGTGCGCTGCGGGACGGCAACGGCTCCGTGCTTGTAGGCGTTCTGGAAAGTGACCAGCGTGTTGGCCTGAAGCGATCCGTTGCCCGTCGCACCGGCCGTCTTGTTTCCGGCGGCGTACGTGTAGGCGATGATCGGGGAAAGGTGGAGATGGTTGATCAGGTAGTTGTACGCCCTGCCGAAAGCGCGGGAGTTCATCCCGATTTCATAGGAGCGGTCGTACTCGATCATGTCCTCCGTCCACTCGAACGCGGCTGCGTAAGTGGAAATCGGGACGAAGGACGGCACCCCTGCCTTGGCCAGCGAGCCGAACACGATTTCACCGGCTTCCATCTTCTCCAGGAAGACGACGTTCGCGTCGAACACGACATCCCCGCCGATCTGCACGGATCCACCGGGGAACGGGCCGTTCACACGCTCGTACAGCGGCGTGTAGAGAACCGGAACCTCGGCAAGACCGACATCGATGTCGATCCGCACCTTGTCGAGCAGATCCATCGCGCCGTCCGACGTGGTGATCATCTCGCCCACGGGCTGGAGCAGGTCGATGGTCATCGCGTCCCGGAGAAATTCATCCGAGAGCCGTCCCTGCATCTCAGAGGCCGAGACAAGCTGCACGTTCGCGATTTCACCGACGAGACGGCCGGGACTCCAGCGCCTGTGGTTCAACTCGGTCGTGTTGTCGTCGGTGAGAGACTGTCCGGGCAGAAGCGGCCCGAAGCGTCCGTCGTGGCCGATGAACATCCGGCCCGATCTTTCGATGCGTGTGATCTTGTCGATGGTCGGTGCATCGGGGATCAACACTGACTGCATCTTCGCCATGAAATTCCTCCTCTCTCTAGGCGAGATTCAGGACACGCACGGCGCAGTAGCCGTTTGCGTCCTTCGTCTCTTCGACCTTCGCAGCAGGAGCGCCGACCACGGCCGCAGCCAGGTCGGTGTCACCGCGCTTGAATCCCGCACCGGCCGTCCAGTAGAGCGGGTCACCGATTGCGGGGCTGAGCGCCGCCGGGAGCTTGATGTACCAAATCCGCGACGGAGAGATTTCCATGTCCATCGTGCGCAACGTGTCCGAAGCGCCGATGGTTTTCAGGGCGATCCCGTTCCAACCGTTGATCCGGTACAGGTCGCCCTTGACGATGGCCTGAGCAGCCGGAGCGGTCACGCCGCCCTGGGTTGCCTGGCCGTCATGCTTCAACTGGCCCATCGCTCACTTCCCTTCTTGCACATTAGAGATTCTTTTTCAGGTCTGGTCGTGCTGAAATTACTAGGAGGTTGCGTCGTCCTCTTCCAGGGCCGCGACGATCTCGGCCTTGGTGTTCGAGGAGGACACATCGAGGCCGCGACCCTGCGCCAGGGTCAGAAGCTCGTCCTTGGTCTGGGAGGCGTAGTCGGGAGCTTCGCCCTCTTCGGCCGCTGCGCCCTGAAGATCGCTTTCCAGATCCGTGCGACCGGACGTGCCGGGGAACGACGCACCCAGGTCGTCGGGAGCGATGGTGCCCTGGTAGCCCTCGCCGTAGCTCGCGTCGATGGCGGCGGGATGATCGTCCGGCAGGTTCGCCGGGTTGAAGGGATGCTGATCGAGCGGCAGAAGCCGCCCGGCAGACGTGACCGGATCGGGCGAGCCGTATGCGGGCGGGCCGACGATGGTCGGTGTCATTTCCATGTTCTGCTCCTCCTCGCTCATCCCCGAGATTTTCAGAGTCGAGGGGGCAGCATCGGGGGTGGCGATTTCCTCCTCGTCCGGCAGCGCCTCACCGGCTGCGATGGCCTCGTCGTTCGGCTTGGCCTCGAAGTCCTCTTCGACCAGCCCGGCCTCGGCGCGAGATACGCTCGCCTTTTTCACAGGTGTGCTCACTTGCCCTCCTCTCTACCTGGCCGAGCGGACGCGAATCCGCTGAGTTGTCATGCCGACTTTCAGTTCGCGCTGGCCGTTGCGCGAACGCTCGACACCTGGCGGCGATGCCGGAGTGCCTTCCATCTCCGACACCTGGGACTTGAGCGACTCGTCCTTGTCGATGAACGAGTTGACCATCTCGGAGACGACGCGCTCGTCGGCGGCCGTGTCTCCGGTCGCCTTGAAATTCCGTACGTCGTCCATCTCGGAGACGATCAGGCGCTGAACGAGAGAGCGCGTGCCCTCGTCCTGAAACTTCTTGCCCAGGACGCTGTTGAGGATCGTGTCGCGCATGGTCTTGCCGGACTCCCTGATCGCCTCCAGCGCCTTGCCGATCACGGTCAGGTCGTCCACGTCGTCGGAGAGTCCCAGGAGCTTCCTGAAATCCGGGATGAGGTCGAGCGTCGGCTTGACTGCTGCCGCGTCTCCCTCCATCTCGGAAACCTTCGTCTCCAGCGGGGTTTTCACGGCCGTCTCGATGGTGAGCACGAGAGCAGGGTTGTGTGCCCGGATCTCGTTCTCGCTGAGAGCGGCGATTTCCTCTGGCTTCAAGTCGTTTCCTCCTTCCATCTCGCTTGTGAGTCCGCCGACCATCGCTGCGTTCATCCCCGCAGAGCGAGGCCGTGCCAGGTCGATGGACTCGATTTGAAAAGCCTTGATCTTGACACCGTGCTCGAACCGCTCCTGAGCGACCTTGCCGCGCCAGGAGACGGTTTTCACGATGCCCCGGCCCAGGTACTCCCGCCCCTTGGTGCCGGGGAGGACATACGCCTTGACGGCCAGCTTCGCCTTGTCACCGAACTGCGTGAGCTTCGCGCCCAGCCACTGAAGCTGAATTTCAGGGAAGACGTACGGATCGTCCTCTTCCCGGATGTGCCCCATGTAGCCGACAATCGGCTCCGCATTGGCCGTGCCGTTCATCTCGGCCGCCACGTTGTTGAAAAGCTCCGGCCCCCAGAATCGCTTGGACTTCGACCAGCCCGACTCGATCACGAACGTGGCGAAACGGGGATCGTCGTCGCCCTCGGTGACGCGAGCGACGATTTCAGGAGAGAGCGGGACGATGGCAGCCGGATCCGTCGTCATCTCCACGACGGACTCGAATACCTCGGTGATCAGGTCGTCGTCCATTTTCCCTCCTAGAACGTCCGGCGCTTCAGCGTCTTGCCGCCGGTTTTCATCTGGTTGGTCTGCCGGATCACCTTCTGGTGCCCGGACGTTACGCCCTGCGGCGGCTGAGGCGAGCCGTCGAGCGTCGTGACGGACGACACGCCCCGACCCGGGTTGAAGCGCGGGTTGGCGTTCGCGGAGAAGAGATCCTGCTCCTTGTAGAAGATCGGGTTGTTCGGATCCTTGACGTACAGCCGCCGAACTGAAATCCGACTCGTGATCTGCTTCCGAGTCAGTTGGCTGGGATCGTGCCAGCTTCCCG